ATATAGCTTATGCTATATACACTTAGATACCCGGTTAAGGGGATTAATATTAACCACTTATTTGCCTGTTTTATTAAACAGAGTGGTTTTACCTTCAAATATGCAATTTTAATATTAACTAATCAGAAGATTGAATTTTTTTTTTTAAAATATATAATATTTTAGCACTACCCGCGCTAAGCGTAGGCTCTCATTTTTATTATATATTTATTTATTATTTTAAGATATATTATCGACGCAACTCATTCAGATATAATATCTTTCATTTTATTATTTTATTCATTTCATCTCGGCTGGAAATTATGAAGACTGCTTATAATACACTGACAAGTCATACTATGATAGAGACGATCTTATTCAGTAGATCTTGGTCTCAACGACTCATATGTATGGGTATAGGCCTGTATTATTCACCCACCTATTGAACTCTAAATATGGAATATTTGCTGGCGTCTGTCCCTACTGGACGTATTTGTTAATTCTGATGACCTATTGGACCCTCAATCTAATAGTGCCCAATTATTTATAATTGTGGCCCGGATGAAAGCTCACTATACGTTTTTATAGGGTGGACAAAATCGGAGGCTAGATCATCCCCATGGATCACAGAGCCAAAGATATGACGAAACTTGACATGGATTTTTTGAAGAGCACAAACGGACAATTCTCACACAATGGCACACAACACAATACGTACGCAATTTTATCAGATTCGTTTGATAAGATTTCATCGAGAGTAGACTCTAGGAAAGAGACTCTACTTGAAAAAATTCAACGCGGGGTAGGATTTGAAATAGACTCTTCAGGTTTATCTCATTACTATCTTTCATCAGTACGCCTTTCACCAGGAAAGGGTAAGAAGAACATCATTAAGAAAGATGGAAAAACAACGGCAACGAAGAAACGGTTTTTTTATAAGCCAATCGCACGGAAGTATGATTTTGCTTTTGATATTGAAGATTGCTTTGTTGGCTTTTGCTGTCCCACAGCATTTGTTGATGTGGCACCAAAATGTCGAATTCGGACGAACGTTGAAGTAAAATCATGGAAAAAGATTCCAGAAGAAGAGAGGAATGGAACTACGCTTACACACATTGACACAGAAATGAAAACGATTGGGAAACCATCATCATCATGGGAAGCTCGGGAACAAGCACGACGAAACAAAAAGCAACACTCAATGAATGGAAATATGGGACCAGAAGATATTTACGGCGAACACATGAGATACATTAATTTGGAATTACATGGTAGAGAAATGGTAATTGGCGTAAACTGCAGAGAATACGAAGAACTTAGATTTGATGTGGTAGATGAAGATTTATGTTATCTTATCATTCCATGGTATGAAAGACGATGGATTGATGATCAATTTATAGAACGAGTATTGGTTTCAAGTTTTTTGCGCTATAGCGAGACTTCGGATTGGATGGAGATTGCATATGATATTATGCGTAATAGAATTGAATCTAATAAAGCAAAGCACGCACTTAATGGCAACATCGACAAAGAAAATACAAAACGCGATTCAAAAACTCATCGAGCCTCTGGAAATACACGACAAGAACGATTGATGGCACAAGACACGAGATTAGCACACGATTTATTTCATGCAAATGTGAAATTTATTAAACAACGACGACAAAATGCAGCTGATAAAGCAACAATGAAACAATTAGATGTGGCGACGAAACATTTTTATGAGAAACTGAGCGAAGAAGCAAGCGCATGGTATTCAGGCGATGACGTTGAAATTTTTTCAACTGGAATGGTAGATGATTCTGGTGAATGGATAGATGTAATTAAAGGTATTTTAGATGCTTTCCCAGAAGAACTAAAATCACTTTTTAATTGGGTTGACGTTTTATGCGCTTTGGATGTGATTGCACGCGTACCATCAACGACGGCAAAGATTTTGGCAATAAGGGCATTGTATAATGTCTTTAAAATAAAAGGTTTAGCTTTGGCACTTTTTACGAAGTGTGCAGTAACGGTTTACAATTTTATTGTAAATAGTAAGGATGAAGTAGCTCAAAAGCATATGAATATTGAATCAGCGATGAATGCGATTGTAACTCTTGTTTTAAGTTTAATTTTCCAGCGGAAGCCTAATCAGGGTAGTGTTGATTCATGTTTATCTTCTTTGAGACAAGTTGCGCCAACATCACGAGGTTTGGATTATGTAATGGATGCTGTAAAGTCATGCATAAAATGGGTACGTGGACGTGACGATTTTGACTTAGGGAAGGAGATTGAACATATTTCACGACGAGTCACATATTATACGACGATACAAGGACAAAAGGATATGCGCCTACTACAATCAGCATATATGGAGATAACGGAATTAGAAATTAAATCTATGATGTTGTTGAAATATTTGCCAGCGCATTCAGAAGAACGACTACAGTATGCAGGAACAGCGGCACGATTGAATCAATATTACAAAGCAGTACAGACATCCCCTCCATCAGGACACGGCAATAGAAAACCTCCAGTCACCTTACATTTGTATGGTGGAGCTGGAGTTGGAAAGACGCATCTAGTTAATTTACTTAGTGGAGATGCTTTAAGGACGATTCTTGAATTGGAAGGAGTGGAAGGTGATAAGTTATATAAAGAATGTTCTGAGTTTGAAAAATATATGTACTACAATCCGGTAGCAAATAAATACAAAACGAATTATAATCCTGCTATGTCTAAAATTTTTGTATGTGATGATGCTAATCAAGTGAATCCACATTTTTTGAAGGAAGGGCAACCTTTCCCAGTAGATATGATTCATTATGCAAATTCACATACTCATCTTTTAAATGTAGCGGAATTAGAGAACAAAGCAAATGCAAATTTCAACTCAGCACTTATTATTGCAACAGACAACGCGAAGACCCCGGCATTGGATTACTTGACGAGCAAAGAAGCATATAAACGAAGAATTGATTTGCAATTTAAAGTAGAATTATTACCTGAATACTCTCATTTTCATAATGGTGTTCGAGTTGTAGATCCTAATAGTATTAACTTATCTGAAGCAAATACTCATATATATGTTTTTAAGGATGGAAATATTTCTTTAACTTATGAAGAAGTAACTAAGAAGATCGATTTCGCTCTACGCGAAAAGCAAAGGAATTATCTCAAATCGTGTGGTGTGTTTAAAGAACATGCTGTACGTGGTTTACCAAAACCTAAAACTGACCCCCCACGCGTTCAATCTAACCAATTGATCCCCCCGGACATAGAAGAAGATGCACCATCATTTCATGGATGGTTTGGTGATGCATGCGATGATGTTAGTCGTAAGATGCAGGAAGGAGTTCACAATGTTACAAATGGTATAAATCATGTATATTATATGATATATACTCCCTCTTTTTTAATCAATCCTTATGATTGGTTTGTTTGGAAAATCCACGCGTTTATGTGGTATGTTCAATTCACTTCATTTTGGCAATCCCCTTTTCTATTTTTGTATGTAAATTTATTATGTAGACCTTATCTTAAAATAAAATCTCTTTTTCCAAAGAAACAACTTCAATCACGATCTTCTAAAATTGTAACTGCTTTAGGTTTAATAGTTTCAGGATACTTTGTTTATCGTTTCCTTAAGAAGAAAACAAAGAAAAGAATTATGAATCACGACTGCCAATCATGTAAATCCGCACAACAAACAAATGACATTCCCCCCCCTGATCCTCCAGCACAAGAAGAAATACCACAGCATGAAAATTACAATGGAGGAGATGCATCAACTGCGAAGAAGCCAAAGCCAAAAGATCCTCCTAATTCGAAAATAATATCAAGACCTCTTTTTAAACAATGTGGTGGTAATGTAGAAAAGGAAGTGTTTGAAATGGCAGAATTTGCAAATTCAGATTCAGGAACACCAACAAAAGAAGTAACATCTGGGATGGCTTATGCAATGGCAAAGATTTTGTGTTCTAATACATATCTCATACAATTTATTGATTCAAATCGTAATGCGCGAACATTACGAGGTTTTTTCGTGAAAGGAGGACTCTTTATAGTAAATAAACATTTATTAGAAGGATACTCTTATGAGCAATATGGAAAAGGACTTTTTAATCTTTACAATGTGTTTGAGAAGATTATTGGAATTCAAGCAAAGAAAGTATCAGTGTTACAACTTATGCATGAGGGTAGTGCAGAACAATACTATGATATCATAGTGTTGGATTTTGGAGGCACAGCAGTAAGACAACACACTGATGTAACAGCAATAGGAGATTCTCTTCGACCAACATTTGTGAAGACATCTCAATTACCAGATTTGGAAGGAGAAAGAATCATGGTTATGACGACAACAATCAATTATCAATTTGACAATTCTAAAGAACTTGATGTAACAGGCAAAGTGGCATGGTATGTTGAGCTTCAACATACAAAGATCACTGAAGTATGCAAAGAACCCTTACTTGCGAAGGGCCCGACGAAAACTGATTACACATATTGTGTAATGCAATATCCAATGCAGAGTGTTCCTGGTTATTGTGGGAGTGTAGTGATAGCAAATACGGCACATTATTCAGGAAATATTCTTGGCATACATATGGCAGGTTACACTTGTAGCGATCGAAGTTATGGTCAAATCATAACATTTGAAATGATGGAAGGAATTAGCGAGCAACTCTCAAAGCATGTTGCATTTAGACAAGTGGAGATGTGTAAATCTATTACTTTGTTAGATAACCAGTTTAACAAAGTAGGTAACATCCCACATAATCTATATGCAAAAGGCACCACGAAAATACGTCCATCTCTTTTTCATAATAAAATATTTGTAACACAGAAAAAGCCAGCATATTTAGGTATGCATAATGGCGAACATGTTATAAATAAAGCAATGAAAAAATATATGGAGCCTTCAATTTCGGTTTCGAGCGATAAAGAAGCAGTATTTCGTGGTTGTTTGATGCATAAGTTTGCGACACCCCGGAAAATACGACAACTCACGCATAATGAATCTATAAGTGGAATAGAAGGTAGTGAATACATTGTTGGTATCAATCGTGTTTCGAGTGCAGGTTATCCTTTTAACCGATATACCAACGGTAAAAGAGGAAAATCAGCTTTCTTAGGCGAAGATAACAATTGGATTTACGACCATCCATTCCTTAATAGTGAAATTAACAACTACAGGACTAAAGCACAAGGTAATATTCGTCCAGAGTGTTATTTTGTGTCCACAGCGAAAGATGAATTGAGGCCTATTGAAAAAGTAGAAGCTGGAAAATCAAGAGCTTTTGCCGCAGCACCACTACATTATGTAGTATTGTTTCGACAGTATTTCTTGGATTTCTTTGCGACTATTATGGAAAATAAAGTCTTTAATTCATCTCTCATCGGTATAAATCCTTATTCAGCCGATTGGGACGTGTTGGCGTTGAAATTATCATCAATAGCACATCCTAAGTCTAAACAGTTCATCGCAACAGATTTTACTAATTGGGATGGAACGTTGAATAGGGATTTATTATGGATTATTTTTGAAGTACTTGAAACACAGTATAAAAGAGATGATCCTGTTTCGCGCGCATTGTGGCAAGAGATTGTTACCTCACGACAAGTTTTTGGAAATGTTATCGTACAAATTGCAAGAGGACAACCTTCGGGGAATCCTGGTACAGCTATAATTAATACTATGTATAATTATGGAATTACTTACTTGTGTTTATATGATATGTTGACAGAAATCAATTCATCTGAGGCAAGGGCATGTATTGAAGATCTTCATACACGTTTTTACGTTGCTATTTACGGTGATGACAGTATTATAGCATTTGATGATCATTTAGTTAATATTTTAGATATTACAAAATGGTCACAGCATATGTTAAAATATGGTCACTACTGTACACCAGAAGTAAAAGATGGTGGAAACATCGAATTTAAAACATTAGATGAAGTTTCCATTATCAAACGTAAATTCGTGCTTGATAAAGATCTCAAGATATGGCTAGCCCCACTTGACTTGTGTTCAGTGTTGGAACCATTAAATTGGGACCGATGTGAACAAGAATACGGTACAAAATCCGCACAAATGCAAATGAATTCAAGGCTCGCAATTCGCGAATTGTGTATGCATGAACCTCATATATTTGAGGAGTATCGGAAAAAGATAATTGATCAGTGTCAAGAGCATCAAATAGTTCTTACGCCAGACTGTTTTTACAGTCAGACAGTATTACGAACGATGGTCCGTGACAGTGATAATGTATCTTTATTTACATCCGTTACTAATGTTGACGTCCTTGGCGTTCCTATCCACCCTTCTATATTAGGAGGCATCGATATGAATGTAGAAAGTGATATGGACAGTGATGAAGCATCACTCGAACATATCGCAACAAAACAATGTGGTAAGTGTATTTACACTGGTGATCGCCACGCAAGCAGCCCTTGCGAAGAATCACAACCCACAGTATCACAACAGTATTACTCGACTGTGTGACTAAAATTAAGAGTAGCTCAAAATACAGACAATGTACAATCATTAACTAATGACGACACACGCAACTCCATTCTTCCATTTCACGATGAGAGGAATGAAGTCGAAACTGGACAGCAAATTGTGACTTTCGCTACGAGCTTAATCCCCATTGTAGAAACTCTACCAATGGAGCAGGATTTGGGTAGTAGGGAAACTCAGAATTTTCAAGAGGGACGGGATCATAGTATTCTAGATATTCTCGCTCGAGAATATCTTGTAATGTCTACTGTGATTCCTGTCGGAGGAGAACCTGGAGAACAATTGTACTTGATTGATCCAATAGAAATGTTTCTCTCGCAACTCAATGTTTATGACAAAATAAAAGGCTTTGCTTTCTTACGTACTCATTTAAAAGTACGTTTTGAATTTACAGTAGCTCCTAAAACATCAGGAGGTATCATTATTGCCCTTTATGCTGACATGACTGCGGAAGCGATTGAAGCTCGTACGAAAAGACTCGTTCAAATTTCACAAACACCTCATATGAAAGTGTCGTTAACCACGTCACAAACTGTGAGCACTAACGTACCATGGGTTTCTGCATTCTTGTCTCGAAATTTACAATCCGGAACAGGAAGACCAGGAAAACTGTATATTGGACGGTTAACGCCGCTTGATATTGGTACAGTGAAAATGAATGTGTATATTCAAGCCGATGCTGCAACATTGAAATTGGAATATCCAACTATAATTCCCCCACTATCTAGTGAGGCATTTCTCCGAAAACGAGCGGATGAAGCTAATCGTGAATTACGTGCTATGGTTGCACGGAATCACAAGTTACATCCACCCGTTCAAAGATCGTTGCCATCTGCCCCCGCGCAACGACCTCGACCACTTCCTCAAAAACACGTAGCAGAAGCAGCTAATATGCGGAAAGATGGCATTGTTTCCGCAGTGTTACGTGAGGGGGCTCAAGTCGCGACAGCAGCTGCTGGGTTACCTATGGTTGGTAATTTAGCATCTACTGTTGCACCACTCTTAAAAGCTGGCGCTAATACCGCTAGTGCGTTGGGATATAGTAAGCCTACGTTAGATGCACCTGTTGTAGCTGTAAAGTGGAAGCCCGGTGATGGGCAACTATCTGCACAAACTGCAATAAATGATCATGTATATTCACTTGATCAGGAAAACGTCATTGCGACGGACTATTCTTTGTTTGGTACCCAATTGGATGAAATGTCTGTAGATTATATCATGAGAACTCCAAATATTCTCGATGATCATATCTTCAAAATTTCTGATGATCAAGTGCCAAATCAAGTCCTCGCCGCTTTCCCATTAACCATCAATCCTATCATTAAAGGAGAAGAGGGTTTGTATCTAACGCATCAGGCTTGGGTATCTTCAACGTGTCAAAATTGGAACGCTCAATTGCATTTTGATTTTGACGTGTTTTTAACTATGTTTCACAATGTAAAGTTGCGAGCCATAGTTGCACCCAATGACCATGGAACTTATGCAGTAGGTGATATAATGGATAAAGATGTTGTGAATTTAGCAATGTCGACTGTAGTTCAATTTACAGGTGACAAAGCTAATCAACAAGTGACTGCAAACCTTATGTCAAATACAGCTATGAAATATGTAGCATCACCATTTATTGCTGATGGAACAGGATCGGGTTATGAGTATCTTGTAGCAAAACAGAAAACTGAATTTTGCTCTTACGGTACCCTATATATACTCGTGGAAGTTCCATTAGAAGTAACTGCTGATGTTGCACACACAATTTATTGTGTTCCTAGCTTTCATGCGACACAAGTTGAGCTTTCTAATCCATCAACACTTATCAACTATTTGCCTACCAAACATAGTTCCTCTGGTCCTCTAACTACGGGTTTTGACAACAGTTCTCGTAGTGCCACTCAAACTAGAAGCTCTCCTATAGCTTCTGGTCCTTCAGTCCCCATTGATAAAACGCGAAATTTAGAGATTTCAATGGGCGACCAATTTACTCATCTTAATAAACTTCTTATGTCTTATTTGCCTTTTAGTCCTACTAAAACATTTTCAGAGACTGAAGCCATTGTAGTGAATCCATATCAATTTCGTGCGACTGTTGACTCAGAATATATAGATCTAGTTGACTATTTCGCGGCAGGATATGGTTTTTATACAGGGCAGATGGCTTTGCGAATGATTACGCATGAGAAACAAGGGTTTATTGGTGAATCTTTTATAATGAGTTCATTTGCAAATCAGTATTATAAGAATACTAGCGCGTCTGGTTTTAAATTAATCGACAACGCTTCTTATATGTCACCTGGGGTGAGGTGTATACCACACTTTGCCCAAGAGGGTGCTATTGATGCAAATGTTCCTTTTTATCAAGCATTCAACATTGCTCGTGTTTCTCATCCTGACACTTTTGCTAGTTGGAATGATGGACAATTACCAACTCATTGGTTTTTCAAATCATCCACCCCGCAAAAGATTAAGGTCTTTAGAGCAATTAAAGACAAATTTCGCTTTGGCTTCTTGACTGGTTTACCACCTTTTGTGATAAACCCTGAGGCTATAATCCATTCTGGATGAGTTTCGTTTTAAATTTAGATTTTTTTTTATTAAAAATTTTATAGAGTCTTTTTTAAAGCGTCGCTTAATCAATTAGTACGGCTAAAGCTGTGCCTTATCTACACATGTGACGAGTGTGTGGTTTAGATTAAGAGTTGAGTCCAACATAATCGCTTAGATTTAACG